GGGATTAGATAAAGATTTTTATCTTGGTAACGTAATTAAGTACTTGGCTAGAGCCGGAAAGAAAAATAAATCCACTGAAAAAGAGGATCTTAAAAAAGCTTTAGTATATTTACAAAGAAGAATAGATTTATTATGACTTGGATAAAGATACTTGGACTTATACTTGGAACAAATGCTCTTGCATTTTTTTGGATAGTTATTAATGCTATGACAAGACCAATATATGATAAGACCCACAATGTATGTGTAGAAGATGAGAAAGGTAGAGCAATTGCTAACTGGACCATTGCCGCTATGATACTGGTATCTTTTCTTCTTGGTTACATGTTTGGCTAATATAAACCCCTACCCTGTCACAAGATCCTCAGTTTTTTCTGGGGATTTTTTGTTATATTAAATATTTTTTGTATATTATACTGTATACAAATTATTTATAGCCATGGACATTTTAAATTTTATAAGCTGGATCAAATCCAGAAGACAAGTAACCTCAGTTACTCCTGACAAAACATTAATACCATTAGGTCTTAAAGATGGTAGAAGAGATGATGAATATCTATCTGGCGCTATTACTGCACAAGATTTTATTAATCAAGTAGTTAGTTGTGTTCCAGTACCTCCTGCAGATATTGTAGTAGTAGGAGCAGGTACAGGTTCAACAGTAAGATGTGGAAATAACAATGCCGCAAGTGGTGCATTTTCAACTGCATTAGGCAATTGCGCAACTGCATCTGGAGTGTTTTCAACAGTAAGTGGTGGTTATTGTAACACAGCATCTAATTATTATTCAACAATACCTGGTGGTTTTTGTAACACAGCATCTGGAGTGTCTTCAACAGTAAGTGGTGGTTATTTTAACACAGCATCAGGAAAGACTTCAATAGTAGGTGGTGGTGGAGTAAATACAGCATCGGGAGGTAAGTCAACAGTAAGTGGTGGTCTTCAAAACACAGCATCTGGTAATTATACAACAATAGGTGGTGGAATGTCTAACACAGCATCTAATTGTTATTCAACAATACCTGGTGGTTTTTGTAACACAGCATCAAATACTAATTCAACAGTAAGTGGAGGTACATGTAACACAGCATCTTCAAAACGTGCAACAGTAGGTGGTGGACAATTAAATATAGCATCTGGTGGTACTTCAACAGTAAGTGGTGGACTATCTAACACGGCATCTAATTCTTATTCAACAGTAAGTGGTGGAAAATCAAACACAGCGTCAGGAAGTTATTCTGGCATTGTTGCTGGAACATTAAACAAAGCATCTTGTGATTGTTCATTTATTGTTGGATCAAACATAACATCAGATCGTGTTTGCACAACCTTTGTAAACAATTTATCAATTAAAAACATTCCTACATCCTCAGCTGGTTTACCAGCAGGATCTGTTTGGTCAAATGGAACAGTACTTGAAATTGTACCTTGATAGAAAATAATTTTTAACTTTTTAAATAAAATGGCAGAAGAAACAAAAACCTATAACACATTGCATATCTTTGGTTATGGAGAAGTACAAGTAATTGGTAAAGACTTAGACAAAAAAGTTGCTACATCTGAACTTACTAAAGTTCAAGCTGTAGTAGATAATGTTTATTCTTTTAAACCAGAAGAAAGCACAGCAACAGAAGAGTACCATGCAATCAATATTTTTAATGATATGTTTGCTAACTGGCAAACTAAACAACAAGGTGTTGAAGGCTGGAGAGTAGAATATGCTGAACTAGATGCAGTTGCAATTGAAGAATTAGTAGCTGAAGTTATTGCATACGTTGCTCCAACAGAATAATTTTTCTATATTTGTTTCTGTAACTTAAGACAGAAACCAATGAATATTATTTTTCAAATTAGTGGTGGCCTTGGTAAATGTATCATGGCCACTGCTGTTTGCTCTGCGATCAAGAAAAAATATCCAGAAGCAAACCTTATTGTTGTATCTGCTTATGCAGATGTATTTTTAAATAATCCCAATGTTCATAGATCCTATAACTTTGGGGGTATGAGTTATTTCTATGATGAGTTTGTAGATGACAAAGAATTCAAAGCCTTTGCTCATGATCCTTATCTAGAAACAGCACATATTAAACAAAATGAACACCTTATTAAAACATGGTGTGAAATGTTTAATGTACCATACAATGGTGAAACACCGGAAATTTTCTTAACACAAAGAGAGATTAAATTCTTCCAAAACAAGTTTGTTGCAGATAAACCAATCATGGTTATCCAAACTAATGGTGGTGCACAAACAGAACATAAGTATTCTTGGGCAAGAGATATCCCTTCTCCAGCAGTAGTAAAAGTAATTGAACACTTTAAAGAAGATTACTATATTGCACATATTAGAAGAGAAGATCAACTTGGATATGAGAATACAATTCCGGTAACAGATACTTTTAGAGCATTATGTGCTCTAATTAACTTTAGTGCAAAGAGACTACTTATTGATAGTTTTGCACAACATGCTGCTGCAGCTTTAGGTCTCCCATCTACAGTTTGTTGGGTAGCTAACAAACCTAAAGTATTTGGTTATGATCTACATGATAACATTGTAGCTAATGCTTTTACTAATAAGCCAGAACTTAGAAGTGCTTACTTAAGTAAGTTTAATATTGCAGGAGATCTTATTGAGTTCCCTTATAACTCAGAAGATGAGATCTTTGATGCAGATGTTATTATTGAATCTTTAAGCAAGTAAGTTATGGAAAAGTTATTCTTTCAGTCCTCAATGCCGAGGTCTGGTAGCACATTGTTGCAAAATATCCTAGCACAGAATCCAGATTTTTATGCAACTCCAACATCTGGAGTATTAGAACTTATCTTTGCAGCTAGGGGAAACTATACTAATTCACCAGAGTTTAAAGCACAAGATCCAGAACTTATGAAGAATGGGTTCTTAGAATTCTGTAGAAAAGGTATGGTCGGATACTATGAAGGCATTACAGATAAAAAATATGTAGTAGATAAATCAAGAGGTTGGGGTATTCACTATGGTTTTTTAAATGAAGTTTTTCCACAACCTAAGATTGTTTGTATGGTTAGAAATCTAAAAGATGTATTTGCATCTATGGAGAAGAACTATAGAAAGAATCCGGAGAAACAAGATCCTATTCTTGATTGGTCTACAATGCAAGGTACATCAGTCCCTAAGAGAGTAGATATTTGGGCACAAGGGGTTCCAGTTGGAATGGCACTAGAAAGGCTCTCAGAGATATTCAGAATGGGTCTAGATAAGCACATACACTTTGTTAAGTTTGAAGATTTGTGTTTATACCCAGAAGAAACTATGAAAGGTATCTATGAATACTTAGGTGTACCACATTATGAGCATGACTTTGATAATATTGAACAAGTTACACAAGAAGATGATGCTGTATATGGTGCATTTGGTGATCATACAATCAGACATAAGTTAGAGTTAGTTCCGTCTAAAGCTAAAGATATTCTTGGTAAAGAGGTAGTAGATTGGATCTGGAACAACTATCAGTGGTATAATCAAGCCTTTAATTACAGACAATGATAATTGTATTATTTGGTCAACCTAATTGTGGTAAGACAACACTTGCAGAACAGTTAGCTAAACATCTAGCAGACAGTGAGTTAATAGATGGGGATAGGTTCCGAGAGTTATTTAAGAATACAGATTACTCTAAAGAAGGAAGAATAACTAATTTAAAGAAAGCATGTGATATTGCTTTTTATCTTCATCAGAACAAGCTTAAGTCTAATATAATATTATCTATGGTATTCCCTTATCTTGAGGTAAGGGAGTATCTTAGATCTTTACACCCTAAAACACACTTCTTTTTCTTAACTTATGAAGAACCAAGAGGAAGAGAAGGTTATCATGTTCAAGACTTTGATCTACCATTAGAAGAAGAAAATGTAATTACTTTGAACACAGATGAAGATTCAATTGAAGAAAGTACTAATAAAATAATCTCAACATTATGGCACAGGAAAATATGGGAAAAGAATGGCAAAAAGTAGTGCATGTTAAATCATCACTGCAACCAAAACCAGAACAGCATGCATTGTTTGTAGGAAGATGGCAACCATTACATGCAGGACATAAAGCTTTATTTCAACAAGCATTAGACGAGGGTAAGAATGTTTGGATTGCTATTAGAAATATAGCACCAGATGAAAAGAATCCTTGGACTGCAGAAGAAGTCTTAGAGAATATATCTACTGCATACAAAGACTTAATTGATGCTGGTAAGGTATATATATCAGTTATACCTGACATATGTTCAATAGAATTTGGTAGAGGTGTAGGATATGATATTATAGAACATGTACCACCAACAGCAGTTGGAGAAATTTCAGCTACTAAAATACGGGAGGAAATGAAACATGGAAAGTAATCTTACAAGACATATATTAAAGACTATTTCATATAGACTACTAGGCACACTTACTACAGTTATAGTAGCTTATTTTGTAAGTTCCTCACTTACAGTTGCATCACTTTTAGGTTTCGGTGAGTTACTGCTTAAACCAGTAATATACTTTCTACATGAAAGAATATGGTATAAATACATTAGAATCGGCAAAAGCTCCAAGTAAAATTGTGGCTTTTTTGTTTATAACAAGAATTTTTTGTATATTATACTGTATAGATTTAATATTTATAACCATGGACATTTTAAATTTTATTTCTTGGATTAAGGCTGGGAATTATAGAACCACTCTTCCAACAGACGTTACTAACTTAATTGCAGTAGGTGCAAAAGACCCTAATCGTGATGATAGTTATCTTGCTCTTGCAGTTAATGCCGCACCTTTGCAGACATTGTACCGTACAGCTAATGTAACTCAATTAACTAGTATTACAACAGCAGTTACTGTAGATGCACTTAATGGTGTTATCACAACTGTATCATCTACATTAGCAGCAGATACAAAAACTTCTTTTATTGTAAACAATGATTTGGTTACTGCAGCTTCTAGAATTTTAGTTTCAGTACAATATGATGACTTAGCAACTGGTATTCCCGTAGCAAGTGTTGATAAAATTATTGCAGGAAAATTCAATTTAGTAATTAGTAATGCTGCTGGTGTAGATGCATTAAACAATGTAGTTAAAGTACACTATATTATTCTTAATTAATATTTACCATGCCAACTAAGATAGAACTAAACCCGTATTATGTTAATCCACTAGGTTATACTAGAGGTCTATTTGCACAAACTGCAAAAGGGCCTTCTATTAGCAACACTATAGTTGAAAGTTCTATTCTAGGCACAGGTGTTGGTTCATTATCTGTCCCTGCAAATGCTTTTCAAGTAGGAGACAGTTTTAGAGCTAAGCTTACTGGACATATTTCTGCAGCTAATAATAATACTATTGATATTAAGATTAAGTCTGGGTCAGTACTTCTTGCAGATACAGGAGTATTAACATTACCAAGTATCTCAGATCTTAACTGGACTATTGAAATTGATTTTACCGTCAGAGCTCTTGGAGCTGCAGGAGTTGCTTCTATTGTATCTTCCGGAATATTTACTTATATGAAAAATGCATCAAATGCATTTGAAGGAGATACTTTTAGTGTAGTAAATACTACTACATTTGACACAACAATAGTTAATACTCTTGATATTACAGCAACTTGGGGTACAGCGAGCGCATCCAATATTATTAGCTCAGACTTATTTACTCTAACAAAAACATATTAATCATGTCAGTAGGAAATTTAAAGACATACGGAAATAAAGGAAATAACTTTCCATTTCAGTTAAAAGTATTACAAGGTATTACATCTGTTATTAACTCTCTAACAGGAGTTACAACAGGTGCATCTAGAGTTACTAACATTGATAGACCCATAGATGCAGGAGCACTTCCAGCTGGTACTTATTCAGTATCTATTTCAAATGTTGGAACTGGCAATGGTCTTGTAAAAGCAGTAACACTTAAACCTGGTGAAGTTGTTAACTTTGATGCAGGAGCAATTAACAATACTCTTGATGCAATTGGTTATGATGCTACAGGCACTGAGTTTTTGATTGTATACATTATTAAATCTTAGTGTAAACATTAATTTGTTTATTCTAATTTTAAGAAAAAATAATTAATGATACCTAAAAGATCTAGCCAGTTAGTATGTACATCCTAAACATGTTGACCCTGAAATTATTAAGGTTATGTTAAAAGCTGATGATACTACTAAAAATGCAGAAAAGTATATGCTAGGAATGTCATAATTTTTTTGTATATTATAGGTATGA